GGTACCGGCGGGCGCGGCCATTTCGCAGGTTTACATAATTCAAAGAGGTTTTTTCGCGCAAATGGCGACTAAGCGCAAGCTGGTGTCGATGCGCGAGTACGCACGGCGCCGCGGCGTGACGACAGAAGCGGTTTCGAAGGCCGTAAAGACCGGGAGAATCTCGCTCGTTGGCAAAAAGGTCGACGTTCAAGCTGCTGATCGGGACTGGGCAGCCAATACGCAGCCCGGGCAAATGGCCGCCAAGAAGACCCGCAAGGCACCCAAGAAGGGGGCAAAGCGTACCCAGGCGGCGCCGAAGGAGGGGCAACCGGTGGGCGATTCGACGGTCAACAATTACGCGAATGCACGAGCTCGGCGCGAGGATTACTTGGCGCGCATGGCCGAGGTCGATTTCGAGGAGCGCGCCGGGAAATTGGTCGATGCGAACGAGATGAAAGCGGCATGGATGAAGCTCATCACGGAGGCAAAAACCCGGCTGTTATCGGTTCCGATCAAGTGCAAATCGCGACTGCCGGCGCTTTCGGCCTTGGATGTTTCGATCATCGAGAACCTGATACGCGACGAGCTTGAGGAGCTGTCCGGATGATCTCTGTTGAATCGGTCATGGCGGAACTGCGCCAGGCGTTCCGTCCGCCGCGGCGCATGCTGCTCTCGGAGTGGGCTCGCGAGAATGCGTATCTATCGTCGGAGTCGAGCGCCGAGGCCGGGCGCTGGCAGGTGATTCCGTACCAGACCGGCATCATGGATGCGTTCGTCGATCCTGCGATCGAGCAGATCACCGTGATGAAAAGTGCCCGCGTAGGCTTCACGAAAATAATTAACAACGCGATCGGCTACCACATCCACCACGATCCCTGTCCGATGATGGTGGTGCAGCCGACGGTCGAGGACGCGGAGGGCTACAGCAAGGAGGAGATCGCGCCCATGTTTAGGGACACGCCGTGCCTTCGCGGCCTGGTCGAATCATCCAAGACGAAGGACAGTAGCAACACGATTTTGCAGAAGTCCTTCCCCGGCGGGACTTTAAGTTTCGTGGGCGCGAATAGCGGCCGCGGCTTCCGGCGCGTCTCCCGGCGCATCGTGTTTTTTGATGAGGTGGATGGCTATCCCATCAGCATTGGAGCGGAGGGCGATCCGATCAAGTTGGGCATTCGCCGCACGGAGTATTACTGGAATCGCAAGATCGTCGCGGGCTCGACGCCCACCATCAAGGATCTCTCGAAGATCGAGAGCCTGTATCTGCAAAGTGATCAGCGCCGCCACTTCGTGCCGTGCCCGCATTGCGGGGAGTTTCAATATCTGAAATTCGGCGGCCGCGAGAAGCCCTTTGGATTGAAGTGGCCGGAAGGCAAACCCTTGGAGGCGTTCTACGTGTGCGAGAACGGCTGTCGCATCGAGCACACCGAGAAACGCGCGATGATCGAGCGCGGCGAGTGGCGGGCGACGGCGGTGGGTGCTCCGCGCCACGCGGGCTTTCACATTTGGGCGGGCTACAGTTACAGCCCCAACGCCACCTGGGGAAATATCGCCTCCGAATTCTTAGCCTCCGTCCGCGACACCGAGGCCTTGAAGACCTTCGTCAATACCGTGCTCGGCGAGACCTGGGAGGAAAAAAGTGATGCGTTCGATGCGAGCAACTTGAAAACCCGGCTCGAAGAATATCCCGCAGAAGTCCCGCACGGTGTCGGGCTCCTGGTCGGGGCGGTCGACGTCCAGGGCGACCGCTTGGAGTGGGTGGTCAAGGGCTACGGCGATCACGAGGAGTCCTGGCTGATCGCGAGCGGCCAGGTGTATGGGGATCCTGCGAAGGAGCAGACCTGGCTCGAGCTCGACAAGGACTTGAAGACCGTCTACACCCACGAGAGCGGCCGCAAGATGCCGATGCGCGCGATCGCGGTCGACTCCGGGGGCCTGCATACCGATCACGTCTACAAATTTTGCAAGCCGCGCGAGGACCGCACCGTTGACGGCCTGTCGCAGCACGTCTATGCGATCAAGGGCGTGGGCGGTGCGGGCCGCGAGATGATCTCGAAGCCCACCAAAAATAATCGGTATAAATGCAAGCTCTGGCCCTTAGGTGTGGATACGATCAAGGACACGATTTTCGCGCGCCTACACTTGGCCACGCCGGGCCCCGGGTACATCCACCTCCCGACCTGGGTGGACGATGAATACCTCGAGCAGCTCACCGCCGAGAAGGCCGTCAAGCGCTACAAAAAAGGCGTGGGCACGGTGCGCGAGTACATCAAGATCCGCGAGCGCAATGAGGGCCTCGATCTCGAGGTCTATGCGCTCGCCGCGCTCTTGTCGCTAGGCCGAGCGACGGTGCAGCGGCTCGCGATCTATGCGGCCGAGATGTCGGTACCGCTGCAGGTCGGACCGCCGAAACCAGCGCCGGCCGCCGCCGCGCCGAATCCGCTCGCGCAGCCGCCGCGGCCGAGCTCGCACCTCAAGGGATACGGGAAGGGGTGGGTCAATTCGTGGAAGAAGTGATCATCAAAGCACGCCTGGCGGCACGTCGGGACCTCCAGGGATCGCGCTCGGCGACTTGCCCACCTTGGGCAGCGTCTTGAGTCCCGAAGCGACGATCATCCCATGATGAGAATAGGCAATATCGCACGCCGCGCAGAAAGCCAGCGTCTTGCCGACCGCGGCTTTCGGTGGAACGGCGCCGCAGTTCGGGCATCCTGGGCGTTCGGATTCTCCGCTCATGGCGTGGTCACGATCGAATAGCCCGGGTGATCGTGGACGAACAGCTCGAGCGCCTGGATCAGGGTCGCACCCATGGGAACGTACAGGCCGGTCAATGGCTCAAGCGTGCCATCGGGCGCGCGGACCCTGAGGTGGGCGAGTTCACTCTCCGCGATCGGCTGTCCCATCACTTCGAACTTCATGAGTTTGGCTCGTTTGCGCAGTGTCTAGTCGACCCTAAAGATACTACTGCACTTGAAGCTGCCCTGGGCACGAGCCCCCACCGTTGTCACGAGCTTTGCAGGGGGTCACACCCGCTTGGTCGTCTAGTAGCGGTGCTAGCCTAGCGGATAGGACGCCTCGCCGTCTCCCCTTGCTGTGGACCGCGGCGCCGCGGATGGCTAAATGCCGGAGACTCGAGGCTGTGGCGGCCCTCAGTGTTGAGCTCGGAACCGCGGCGCCGATTATACCCAACTACCTCGTGGCCGAGGCACCCGCAGCCGGCTTGACCGTCTCGCGCTTGCCTGGCGCATCGGACGTGCCGTTGTCGCCAGCTTTCAATTGCTGCCCGGCTCTCCCGCTCACGCGATTGCCCTCCAGGTCGATGAGCTCCACCCCATCGAGCGCCTGCCACATTTTGTCGGGCGGCGGATCGCCGACCTTGCCCGTAGCCTGCGGATCGGCCTGGATCAAACAGCGCGTCGCCGTGCCGGTCGCGGGATCGAGCTGCACCACCGTTCCTACAAATTCCGTCCCCTTATCGCGGACGCGGTCTCCGATTTTCATGTGAATACCCTCAGGTGAAGTGGATGGACGCGGGCGAATCTACGCCGATTGCCCCCGGACCCTATGTAGGCCAAAAGCGCGAAGTTATCCACAGTCCTGTGTATAAAGTCGGTTTTTCGGTGGGTAAGTCTGTGGATAACTTTGCAATCTGTTGTTTTTCGTCGCATAGTCCCGATCCACCATGTCATTGCCCGAGCCCGTGATCCCGACCAGTTGGCCGAAATTCATCACGGCAGGGACGACTTTCAAGGTAGATCGCAGCTTTTCCCGCTATGGCGGTGCTCCCAATTGGTCGCTGTCGGTCCATTTCGCGGGACCGCAGACCGCGAGTTTTGCTACGACGCCGCAAATCACGCCGGACGGGAATCTGTTCCACGTCGTGTTGGCGCCCGCCGATACGCAGCCCTTGAACCCAGGCGGCGGCGCCTCCCTCGCCTACACCTTAGTCGAGCGGCTCACCGGGACCGATGGCGAGGTCTTCGACATCACGGTCGAGAAGATCATGGTCTCGCCCAACATCGCTTCCGCGGCGGCCGGCGACTATCTCACGGCCGAGGAGAAGCTCCTGGCCCAGTTGCAGATCACGCTGGCCGCCCGGATCTCAGGGGGCGCCGTCGAGAGCTATTCGATTGCCGGCCGCTCGATCACCAAGGTCTCGACCAAGGAAATTCGGGACATGATCGGCGCCTACAAGTGGATCGTGTACCGCCAGCGCAACCCCGGGCGCATCGGGATCCCGGGCACGTTCTCCTTTCCGGTCTCGAACACCAATCTTGATTTCCCCCTGCCGCGCTTCCCCAGAGGCGGCTGGTGAGAACGATCGCGAGGGACGCCTGGTCGCGTGCCGATGCCGCGACCCAGGCGCATGGCTGCATTGCGACCTACGAGTGTCCGGAATGCCATTGCCTGCGCTCGATCATGGCGCAGCTCTGCGCGATCGACGCCAAAGGCGTGGTGACGCCGGCGCTTGGGGTATGCCGCTGCGGCTTCGATGACACGATCCAACTCCTCGGCTGGTCGACATGAGGAAACCGGGAATCCTCAAAAGGATGGCGCGCGCCGGGATCCGGGCGCTCTCCCGGGTGGTCGGCGGCAAATCCCGGTCGATGTTCAAGGGCGCGGAGATGTCCCGGCTCTGGTGGGATTGGGTGGCGTCCCCGATCTCCGCCGATCAGGAGATGTTCAACGACTTCTTGAGGCTGCGCGCCCGCGCGCGCGAGATGCGGCGCAATCACCCGCTGATTCGCAAATATTTGAAGCTGCTTGCGACCAATGTCATCGGACCCAACGGCTTCAAGCTGCGCTCCCGCGTGCGCAACAACGACGGCAAGCTCAACGATGCCATCAACAAAAAAATCGAGTCCGCCTGGTTCAACTGGTCGAAGGATGTCTGCGTCGATGGTCAGCATACGCTGACCTCGCTGTCGCAATCACTCCTCCAGTCCGCGGCAACCGATGGCGAATTTTGCCTGCGCAAGATACGGAACTTCAAGGCGAACAAATTTCGTTTCGCCCTGCAGGTGATTGATCCCGATCTCTTGGATCACATGTTCTTTCGCTCGCCGCAAAATGGCCTCAACGAAATTCGCTTAGGCGTCGAGATCGATGGCTACGGCCGCCCCGTCGCTTATTGGTTCTGGGACCGACACCCAACCGATCTCATCAACATCTCGGCGCGCAAGCGCATCCGCGTCCCGGCGGATGAGATCATCCATTTCTTCAGGCCCGAGCGCTCGATGCAGTCGCGCGGTACCACCTGGTTCAACTCGGTGATGATGCCGGCGAAGATGCTGGACGGGTACGTCGAGGCCGAGGTCGTCGCGGCGCGCATCGGGTCGTCCAAGATGGGCTTCTTCCAGATGAAGGAAGCCGGCGACAGCGAGCCGCCGCTCGCGGACGGCACCAATCCGCGCGCCAAGATCGAGATGGAGGCCTCGCCGGGTTCGTTCGAGGAGCTGCCCCCGGGGTACGAATTCAAGGAATGGAACCCCGAGCACCCCTCGACCGCGTTCCCGAACTTCCTGAAAGCCATTCAGCGCTGGATCGCCGCAGGCCTGGGCGTCGGTTACAACGGCCTCGCGAGCGATCTCGAGGGCGTCAACTACTCGAGCATCCGCGCCGACATGCTGATCGAGCGCGACGAATGGCGCTCGCTGCAAGCTTTGTGGATCCCGAGGGTGCTCGAGAACATCTTCGCCGAGTGGATCTACTACGCGGAGCTCTCCGGTGCGCTCGTGTTGGACGGCCGGCCGGCGGAAGCGTTTTTGAATGTGGCGTTCGTGCCGCGCGGCTGGGAATGGGTCGATCCCTTGAAGGACGTCAATGCCTCCGTGGCCGAGATCGACAATGGCCTTAATTCCCGGCAGCGCGTGTGCGCCGAAGCCGGCAACGACTTCGAGGAGATCGCCGAGGAGCTCGCCGAGGAGCAGGAGATCATCGAGGAGCTGGGGCTCGAACTCACCGGCTTAGGTGTCGCGGCCGGCGCGCAGGCCGCTGACACCAGCAAGACCGCCGAAGAGGAAGACGACAAAAACGCCGAGAGTTCGGCTAGCTCCGCAGATCGCGGCCGCGGCGCTCGCAGCATGCGGATCCGCCAGGCACGCAACGCCCGCGCCTTGCGCAATCGCGAGCGCCTGCGGCTCGTTTCCTCCACCTACCTTCGCGAGGGCTGATTCATGGATCCAAAAGACAAGACACCGGCGGCGCTCCCGATGCAACGCGTCGATGTGGTCGCGACCATCGTCAAGCGATCGAAGTCGGCCGAAGCGATCGCCGCGGCGGCCGCTCGTCTCGCTGCTCGAGCAGCTCGCGCCGCAGCCGGCCCGGGCGATGATGACGATGACGGGGAGGGCGACGATGAGATTTACGATATCGAGCTCTCGAGCGACACGCCGATCGACCGCGGCTGGTACATGGAGACGCTCGATCACTCGGCCGATGCGCTCAACCTTGCGCGCTCCGAGATCAATCTCCTCTGGAACCACAACAGCGATCAGCCGGTGGGCCGCATCTCCAATCTCGCGCCGCGCAAAAAGCAGGGCACGACCAAGCTCGGCGGCGACATGCGTTTTTATTCGACGCCCGCAGCGCAGGAGAAGCGAACCATGGTCGATGAGGGCCTGCGCGAGGTCTCCGTTGGCTATTCCGTGCAGTCCTACGAGTACACCCCGGGCAATGCCGAGCGCGGCGATGCCTATCGCGCAACGCGCTGGACGCCGCTCGAAGGATCCTTGGCGCCCGTGCCCGCCGATCATTCCGTCGGCGTGAGCGCACGCGCCGCCGGCGACATTCAATTCCCCGTTTTGATTCGATCAACCAACGCCGCCCCCGCGGTATCACAGGAGCAAAGGACGATGAACGAAACCGAGCGCGCGGCGGCGGAAGCAGCTGCACAGGCGAAAGCCAAACTTCCGACCGACATTGCTCGGTTGGCCCGTCAACATGGCATGGCCGACAAAACCGCCGAATGGCTCGAAGCCGGCCACTCCCTTGATAAGGTGCGCGAGATCATTCTCGAGGCGAAGGGCACCCGCGAGGAAACCATTACGGGCCCCTCGACCACCAGCGGGATCGATCTGCCCGCGAAGGATGCGCGCGAATATTCCTACTCGCGCGCGATCATCTCGGCCGTCGAATTGCGAGAAGGCGGCGGGCGCGCTGTGAAGTGTCTCGAGATTGAGGTCTCCGATGCGCTCGAGCGTTCGATGCCGAACAGCCACAAGCGCCGCGGTGGGATCTATATCCCGATGTCGCTGCGCAGCTCCGGGATCCACGAATCGGGCGGCCAGCCGAAACCCATGTCGCCCGCGACGCGCCAGTTGATCGCGCAATTCCAGCGATCTGGCATCATCGATTCGAACACCGTCAATGCGTTGAAGGAAGTCGTCTTCACCGAGTATGGCGGCGAGTTGATTGAGATCCTGCGCAATATGGCGCTGGTTGTCGCGATGGGTGCGCGGGTGTTGAGCGGTCTCTCCTCCCCGATCGCGTTCCCGCGGCAACTGACGGACGCGGTCGCGAGCTGGATCGCGGAGAACCCGGGCTCACCGGGCGTCACGCAGAGCAATCCCACGACCGATCTCGTCACCTTGAACCCGCACACCTTGATGGCGAGCTCGGCCTACAGCCGGCAGCTCTTGATCCAGGCGTCGGTCGATGTGGAGGCTTTCGTCCGAGCCTCGATCGCCGCGGCGCATGCCCTCGCATATGACTTGGCGGCGATTCACGGGACCGGGCAGAACAACCAGCCCTTGGGTATCTACAATCAGCCCGGGGTCGGCACGGTCGATTTCACCGCGGTCTCAGGCTATGGCGCGACCGGCAATAAGATCAGCTACGCAGGCTGCATCCAGATGGAGGTCTTGGTCGCCAACGCGAACGCGCTCTTGGGCACGTTGGGGTACATGACGACCCCAGGGATCGGCGGCGATGCGAAGAACACCTTGAAGTTCCCCGGCGCCGCGGTGGCTCAAGGCGCCCCGTTGTGGGAGGGACCGCTGCAGGAAGGCGGCGAGATGAATGGCTACAAGGCTCGCGCGACCAACCAGGTTGCGAAGACCATGGGCGCCGCGGGCGCGCCCTCTGGCGGCTCGTTCCACGGCCTGATCTATGGCAACTGGGCGGATGTGCTCATCGGCCAGTTCGGCGGCGCGATGGAGATGATCGTCGATCCGTACAGCTTGGCGAGGCAGGGATTGATCCAGGTGACGAGTTTCCAGATGGCGGACGTTGCCATCCGTCATCCGGGATCATTCGCGGTCTCGACCGGCCTCAACGCGTAAAGCCCGTGCCGCGCTTCATTCCCCCAGAAGTGCACGTGCTGGTCCTGGAGGGCTTCATCGCCCGTCCAGGCCAGGCCGCGCGCCCGGGCGAAATCATCGAAGTCCCCACGCATGTTGCGAACACCGTGATTGCGATGGGGAAAGCGCGGCTCCCAACCCCGGAGGATCAAAAGGCTCCGCCACACGAGCCGAAGAACCGCGATCCCGTTCCGACTCATCGAGACCCCACCCCTTCCAGGAGAAAACGCTAATGGGCCTTCAATACACCGACGCGCTGGTGCGCGCCACCGTTCTGACTCTACTCACCGCGACCACGGAGACGGCGACTTTCACAAGCTCGACGGCGGTTTTGCCCGCCGGCGTGAAAGGCGATGCCGCGGTCGTCG